CAGAAAGGAAGAAGAAGATGAACAATGCGATTAAGAAGGCTGCAGCTGTACTTGCGGCTAATAAGAATAAAACCAAACCTCCTCAAAAAAGGCCCGGTGCTGCACGCCCCAACCCAGTTCCTGAGATTCAAACAGCCACTCCAACCCCCAAGGCTAACGCACCCTATGGAGAGATGTCTCCCTCCAATATAATGAATCTCGCTAGGGATATCGAGAGTGGGAGGAAGAAGGCCGCGAACAAGCTGAACGCCAAACTCAAGGAAATCAAGGCCACCAAGGGTAAGACACCTACACCCGTTCGTCTCAAGCAACGGTACACTTTCACTGATATAAAGGGTAAGAAGCGTGAATTTGTCAGAAAGTTTGCGTATGACAGGGCTTTGGCTAAGAACAAGGCTGAGAGGGAAAAGGTCGAAGCTGAGAAAGAAAAGGTCAAGGCTGAGAAGAAGGAGTACTGGAGGTCTTTCGTTGACGTACACGGTAAGAAGCAGGAATTTGAGAGCCAGTCGGCGTATCATAGAGCTAAGCAAAAGAACTTGCAAGAGTACGCCGCCAAGCAGCAGGAAAAGATCAAACGTCAGATGGAACTTGGACGTAAGGCACGGCTTAACCCACAGAAGTACTCGTTTGTTGACGTTAACGGTAAGAAGCGTGAGTACGTGAGAAAGCATGCATATGAAAAGGCTTTGGCTAAGAATAAGGATGAGAGGGAAAGGAGAGCACAGCCAACATGGTCGGAGAAGGCTCGAGTGAAGAGGTACGAACGCGGTCAACCTTTTAACATGAAGACACCCCAAAACGTAAGGAACGCCATAAAGGCTGGTAAGAATATTAAGTTTGTTGGAGGCCGTTTCAAGACGGTCACACCTAAGGCTACATGGTCCAACGCGAATAATAAACGATTCATGGAATTATTGGCACGGGAAAAGAACGCTATGAAAAAACGTGCAAATAAGATGAACGAATCAAGGCCTCTCAGGAATGGACCAACCAATCCAGCGGTTGCGTACGCGCATAAAACTCCTAAGGCTAAGACTTCCACAGCTGAAAAGAAAATAGGAAATTACGTTAACGGTCTAACAAAGAAGGAACACGAAATGCTCAAAAAGAAGATCTGTGATTAAATTGTCTGAATATTGTAAATGTTACTCGTGATTATACTCATCATTCTAAATGTCTACATTCTCTTAGAGACGGGTAACAAGCCTGTTACGGTGGCCACTTCGAATGAAAAATGGATTGTTTATGGGACCATGGACTGTGGATGGACTCGTAAGCAATTAGAATTTATGAAGAATTCCGGTAAACAGTTTGAGTTTATCGATTGCGCTAATAATGATTGTGCTGGTGTTAGTGGTTTTCCAACCATTATTCATCCAGATGGTAAAAAGTCCGTCGGTTATACCGAAGTTTAACGGTCAAGACCGGCAATTACCCTGATGGAAATGGAGAGGATGAAAGCATCAAGCATGGAGTTGATAGGCTTGAGCACGGTAATGTGCTTGACAAGCGAGGAGTTCCACACAAGGCGGAGGATGAAGGTGCTGATAAGGATGGAGAGCACGAAGACGAGGAGCTCCCTCACGATATCGGACTTGTTTTCAGACTTGGCAAGGTTGGCGAACATTTTTATTAATAACTGATATTTTTTTCTAGCTACACTATAAGATGCCCAAGAAGACCAAGGAACTTCCCTTGAGTGGGTCTGAAAGTAAATTTTCAAATCGCCGCTGGGGTTCTAACAAAGGTATACCAAACAACAACTGTTACGCATATGCGGTAGGAGATTACATGGCATACCGTTGGCAAAAATCCATCCCAGGTGATCGGTCTGGGTTATCTAACGTCAGACATGATTACACCACTTGTAAAGATCTCCCAAGGCGCGTTATTTCGGACAACCCCAAGTCCGTGTATAAGGTTGATGGGGACAAGAAATGCAAGAAGGGGTACTATAAGATCATGATGTTCGTATCGTCTGGTAGACCTACAAATTATATTCGACAAGGTGACTTCCACTTTTACAAGCAACATGGCGTCGTCGAGTATAAAATCAAGCCTGGTGATACTATTAAGTCTGTGGCAAGTTTCTTTAAGATCCCTGAATACAGGGTTAAGAAGGCTGGTCCATTCAAGGTTGGAAAACGTATAGTTTTCAAGGCTAATGTTTTTAGTCACAAGCGTGGCTGGGCCACTGGACCCCTCTTAGGTGATGCGAATGGTAAGGTGATTAAGGATCCTCGTACTGCGTCTAGGAAGTATAAAGAATTAGACTACGATAAGTACTGCTCAGCTTTCTGCGTCAAGGACAGAGGAATCAAAGTCGGCAAGGGCTATCCCAAGGTCTGATAGGATACTGTTTAAATCTAGAACGTCATCTGCGTCAAAGGATATATCAAACATATCCAAAACATTTAGCATAGACTCCTCGTTTAATGAGACGACATTAGAAACTTGTGTGTAATTATTATGAATCGTGACTTCCACTTTAAACTGTGAAACGTCAAATACTCTTCTACACGTTGGGCAGGTGTTCTTACCTTGGGCTTTCCATCTCTCTAGACAGTGGGAATGGAATACATGTCCGCAACGAATCGGAGGATTGTTCCTCGTTGACTTGACTTCGTTGAGGCATATAGCACATGTCGACATTCTAGAGTATGGTGTTAAAGTTTTTCCTGTGATTTAGCTCAGTTAGTAGATCTTGGAGGCATCCACGAGAGGCTTGTCACAGCTATTGCATTTGTCATTCTTACCCTGTTGATCTTGGATCTGGGAAAGAAGTTCGGGTCCTTGCTTTTGAAGGAGCTGCCTGTAAGAATAGTTGTCCTCAAAAGGAATGCTATTCTGCTTCATCACATAGTTGTTGAAAAGTTGGGCTGAAGTATTGATAGTGAAACAACGTCCGTCGGCCATACCAAGTCGCTGCGACATTTTTAATTACTATTATATCAGAAATTAATTTGTCTGTTCGTGATCGTTTTTACCCAAGAGTTGAATCCTTTTTGCTTCAAATGATGGATAAGAGGTTCACATTTGTAGCCCAAGAAAACATCAAACACATCAGTGTCCTCTGTTCGTGAAACACGGATTTCGGAATTCTCATTGATGTGTTGGTTAATGATATTGTAAGCAAAAGCAATCTCTTTGAGAGTCTCTGCTCCAGTGATAATAATCTTTCCTGTTGAGAAGATGCTGCATGTGATCTCCTTCATCTCGTGGGCTGGCTTGAACTTGATTTTCACGGCTGAATAACGATCTGGTTCGAAGGAGACTTTGAAGATGTCACTGTAGCTTTCGAACCAATCAGCTACCTTCATGAGGTTGATGTTGTAGTTGAGAGAGAAGTTGCTGTTGATCATGACGACTCTGAAAGAGTCAACTGGAACTTTGATTTCCAGATTCAAAAAGACCTTGAAGATGTGAATAAGCTGGGTAATGATACGCTTGCAATCAAATAGATCACAGCATCCAGCAACCTGGATAGAGCCATTGGGGAAAACTTTGACAGACTTAGTGCTATAGGAGTCATGATAGGTCAGTGTAACTTGGTTGTAAAATGTTGTTGCTCCCATAATTTTATTTTTTATTTGTTTGACATTTAATTATATTCAAATATACAAATTATATTTTATATATCCTAATAATTCTTGATAACTCTTAAAAGAAAATCTCTATTGAACTTTCTTGGTGAACACTTGCCACATGAATACTCACTACTACCCATTCTACGTGCATGGCTCTTATTACCACAACTATCACATATAAGAGTGTATTTGTATTGTGGTGTGTTTACATCCTTAACACTAAAACACCTCTTAGCATTACAACCAATAGACTTAGCAACGTGTTTCCAAAAGTTACCATGACCCCTACCTTTTCTACCATGTATGTGAACTGATATAGCATGGGCAATCTCATGTAGTATAGTGTCATTAATCTGAGTGAAATTGTCTAGGTTACCCTCAACCAATGGTAAAGATAATCCAATAACCCTTCTTGAATACCTACAAACACCAAATCTATTCTTAGCCTTATCCCATTCAAACTTATAACCTATATCCATAGGATTAACATGGTACATAAGACCATCTATTTTAATGTCATACTCTACGTCCAATAACCTCTTTGCGTAGTTCTCTACTTCTGATACTGATTTAAATGTTTTCATAGTAATTATTTAATTGTTTAACGATGGTACAAATATGAGAATAATATTTAATATATCCTAATTTAATTTAATATATTTTTTATTTTTTTTTATTACCTAAAAGTTTGGATATGTCAAAATTAATTACGATATTTGTATTGTTGGTGGTGATACCGAAACGGTCTGAGACAAGTTCTTAGTAGAGTAGACTCCTTCACGTCTTAACTTTTTTTAACTATATAAAATAAAATCGCAAGAGCATTGGTCAACCACTCGCATCCCACCGATTTGTTATTGTACATGCCGTTAGTCCAAACGTTTTTCAACTCCTACCCTTAACATGTTACAACTCACTCGCCTTAGCCTTGTCCGTTGTATGCTCTTGCTATCGATTTTATTGTTACTTAACTAACAATATATTTTTCTTTGTTAATACTTAACTCCATAATACTTTCCAGATTA